CTCGCTTCGTTTCTCTATCCATTAAGTAATATACTCCATAATTAATTTTTCACGGAGTCTATTAACTCCAAAAGTTTGTCTCATAAATGAGAGCCAGTTGTTACTTCCTTTACTCTGATTACATTTTTGACAAGCTGGTACGAGGTTACTAGTGAGATTTTCTCCGCCCATAGACTTAGGGCGAACATGGTCAAGAGTAAGTTCGTTAATGTCATAAGTTTCTCCACAATAGACACAAGTACAATCAAAATGTTCCTTAATAGAGCGCCTCCACAGGCGCTTAGCTTCTGGAGAGGTCATAGCTATTAAGTTAGAGAGATAGTAATCAGGGGAAGGAAGTAAGGGGGTCATGCTTTTCCTTTTCGAGCGCGGTTTTTAGATGCTTTTTCAAGAAATGTTGATCCATTTTTACGATGTGATACATCTTTACCGTCACCATTACCATAGGTACCACGTTTACGGTTTTCTTGATTTAGTTTTGTGCGCTTTTTAATTTGTAATGAACTAGCATCATATTTCTTTTGGTATGATTTATAGTTACCGTTAGCGTATTTAGGTCCGCTGTAGTCAGAGTTTCGTGCCATAAAGTTTACGTTGAACAAGTTCTGGATCAACAGTTGGCATTACTGCCGCAAGTTTATCAAGTGGGTTACCATCATAGGCAACACCACTAATGTCATTTGTTTTAAGCCAGTCACAAGCTGCCTTAAGATCTGCTGTAGTGGCTTCACCAGATTTAATACGAGCCAGAAACTCTTTTGTAACAAGGTTATGTAGTTCGTTAAATTGATCTTCTGTTGCCTTTTTCTTTTTCATATTGCACCTTTGTATTTTTCAACAGGAATACGTGAAGGCTTAAGCTTGATTTCTTTACTTTTAAAAGGTTTAATTTTTAATTTATCCAACAAGCTTTCTAAAAGATTAGGTTCAGAAATAGTGTAGCCAGATGTACCAGGCATACGGTCTCTAGTACCAGAACCAGCAAAACCCATTGGACCTTGATAATCTTTTATTTTATCAGTTTTACCGCCAGCCATCGAAAGTTTAGCTGCTAATGCATCAAGTTCAGCGGTTTTTTGTTGTTTTTTTAAACGTTCAATTGGATATAGCTCATGTAAAGCAGGATTACGTTTTTGAAGTTGCTTTGGTTCTGGTTTTTTCTTTTTCATTATCACTCCAAGGTGAGTTAAGAGAAATGGACCAGCCATCCTCACCGAAACTTTTAGTCTCAGTAAAGGTAGGCTGATCCACAGTTGAATCAGGTAATGCAAGATCAGACAAAGCCTTGTCTACAGCTTCTCTTGCTATTACTTTTTTGGCTTCAGTGAATTGATAGCAGTAAAAATCAATTGAATAACAGAGTTATCCTTTAGTTTAGACATGCCGATCACTTCAGATGCAGCAGCTACAATCACCCAAAAAATAGGGGAGTTAAGAATTGCGAGAATTTCCATGTGTTAAAATACCGTCTAGTTTTTGTTCGATACGAATCATGTGAGCTTCCACCCGTTCTAATGCAACTGAAAACTCTGTCTTACTAAGATATTCCTTAGCAACACGGAGTTCAACTGCATCAACCCGGCGGCTCACCTCACCAATCCGTGAGTGGAGACGGTTGGTAAGTATAACTAACCCTGAAACTAGGGCTACACCTGCTGAAACCGCCGCTTCAATCATTAGATTTTACTCCATATGTAATTAGTCATAATTATTCGTGGTATTAGTCGGGGACACTAATGGGTCGGGTTAAGGCACAGGAATTGCTGTTTTGTACGGGTGATCAGCAGGGAGGTTGGCAGTGAGTCCCCATTTGTGGGCTAGGTAACCTTCAAGTTTTTGGCGGGTAGATACGTCCGGTTGAGTGTTGAAAATGAGTACTTCGCACATGTCTCCCGTAAAATCCAAACTAGAACTAACAGGGTCTCTGCCGATAATAAGCGCATAACTGCTATCGCTTAATGAGGCAGCAGGATTGGTGGCGGAATTGCTACTAAAAGAGGCTCCACCATCTACTATTTGTATGGTTCTACTTGTGGCGGTTCCATTGTCCGTATCAATATAAGAGCTAAT